CATAGCGTTTCCGCGTGCCGTCGTTGTTGATGTGGAACTTTGCATCGCGGCCAGTCGCCGTTGACAGAGTTACTGACAACTGCATGGTGCTGGTGCTGATGTCTGTAAAGTCGCTTGTGGTCGTCGTGTCGGATTCCTGAATCTTGACCACGACTGGAGCGGCGTTCGTGTTAGCCGCAACTGATGTGGTAAGAATGATTGTTGCGTAGTCAACATCCTTCAGGTCGACAATTGATCCAGCTACGGTTGCCGTTGCAGCGGCCGTTTGTGCTGACAGTGCAATCACTGCCTGAGTTCTTTGATTCGGTTTCATGTGATCACCTTATGAAAATGTGTGCGATTTGCTTTAGGAAGACCGGAACGCCAGCAAACCAGCGTTCCGGCCGGGTCCACCCGGAGCGACGAGTGGGTCAACTATCAGCCCATCTGAATCATCAGCAGCGGACCGGCAGCAGAAGCGGTTCCGCGTTCGTGGACATTGATGTCGAATCGTTCCGTCACTCGCAACGCTAGAGCGTCCTGAGCGAAGTACAGCGATTCGTCAGCCCGCAGAGTCACGCCACGACGTGTGCCCATCGTTGCGGCCATTGCAAGATCGCCAAAGTAGGCAATCTTTGTCCCGCTAGATGCGGTTGACGGAAGCGTCTGAATAAACCGCACTGGATAGCCAAGGAACTGCAGCACTGGCCCATTGCCAAGATCCTGCACAGTGTTTCCACCAGCTGCCATTTGCAGGCGTCCCATCGAGGCATGGTAAACAGCCTTGTGAACGTACCACGCTGGCTGAATGCCTGGGAATTCTGGCAACTTGCCAACAGCTTCCTGAAACGTGCCGATCAGCAGGTTTGCCAATGCGGTGACGCCAGTTGCTGTGACAATTGACCCCGCGTTCAGGGCATTAGCAACGCCAGTGATAGCACCGTAGGTGCTTGTTCCGTCGCCAAGAAACCCGCAGGAGTCCTCGCGGACCGCCAAAGCATACGCAAACTCACGAGCGTAGTAATCAGCAACTGCAATGATTGAATCATCATTGAGTTCGCTGGAATACTGCGTCAGAGCAGCCAGTTTCTTGGCTTCCAGTCGCACCTGATCAAGTGCTGTTGTTGACGCCGTGATTGTGTCATTCTGGCCCACAAAGTAGGTGGTAAATCCAGACACACGACGCGGCACGAGCGATACGTCTGAAGTCATCGGCCAGTTCATCGCATAGCGACGAAACATGCCGAACTCTTCCTTCAAATCAATCAACGCATTTTCCAGCACCTCAGGAACGAGATAGCCGCCCTTGCTGTTGTCGTCGCTGCTGTGTTGCATCGACACGCCGTGATCTTTGAGCCACATCTTTGACTTGTCATCGTCGCCGATGGCTGCCATCAAAAAGCGACCAGTCAGATAGGCGTTGGCTTCCGCGTCTGGGCCTTTGAAGTGCTTGACAGTGCCGTGACGCTTTGCAGTCGCTGGCACTTTGACGCGAGGTGGTTCAGTCGTTGCGACTGCGATGCCGCCAGCCTGACCACTGACATCGATCGAGCCGATTGAACGAACTCGTGCAGCTGAGTTTTGCGACATTCGTGCCGCTCGCTTTTCGTCTGCATACAGCTTCTGCAGAACGCCAGGCTTGTCGTCCGTGCCCTGAATGCGGTCGATTTCGGCGGTTTCTTCTGCCGACAGGTCGCGATTTTCTTCCTTTGCAAGTGCGACAATGGCATCGACCTTGCCGAGTTCTTCGTCAATCTGTTCTCGAATTACTTTGAGATTCCAAATCATTTTCATGGTTCCTTGAGTCGTTGTTATGCCGACTCAGGCCATAAAAAAAGCGGCGCAAAAAGTCGGCGAAGTGATTCGCTTTGACTTTTCCGGCCGCTGACGAGTTGCTCAGAAAAATTGTGTTCGGTGCGGGATGACTCCCCGCGTGAGTGCATCTAAGCAGATGTTGTTGCGGTTGTCAACAGCTTTTTTGACGCTGCTGACGCGAACTCCGCAACGTGTCACTTGTAGTCACCTTCCAAACATTGCCTTGATCTGCTGCAATCGAATTTCACGCGATGCAATTTTTGCAGGCGTTCGACTTCCTGCAGATGGCTGATTCAGCGTTTCGCTTTCTGGCTTGCCGCCATACATTGCCTTCGCAAACGATGGTGCATCGACAATAATGTCGCCAACTTCAGTAGCAAAGCCAGCCGCGACAGCCTCCTGTGCCGTGTACCACGTTTCCGCATCCAGAATTGCAATCATCTTCTTGCGGTCTTTTTTTGTCTTGTCCGTGTATGCGTCAATGATTGAATCTCGATATTTGTCGAGAACGTCTGCGGTCTTTCGCAGTTCAGCCGCACTGCCCATTGCCATCGTCCACGGATTGTGAACCATCATCATGGCATTTTTTGCCATAACAACTCGCTCGCCAGCCATTGCGATGTAACTGGCAATCGAATACGCCGACGAATCAACAACGACATCGACACCGCCTTGATGCCGCTTGAGTGCGTTGTAAATTGCTCGTCCCTCGTCAACGCTTCCGCCAGGGGATGAAATGCGAAGCGTGACTTTGCGGCCTGACATCTTTGCAAGGTCCGGCAGCACCGTTGCCGCGTCAATCATTCCCCACATAGACGAGCCAATGGCATCATACAAAAAGATTTCGCCGGTTTCTTGATCAGCTTGGTACATGCTTCGTGACCTTTTCGACTAAGGAGTCATGAACGAAAATCGAATTGACTCGCGTCGTCCCGAGTCGCGTGTAATTGAAATCACAGGCAATTGAGAACAGGGTTTCTGCGTTGTCCTGTATTGTGAAACCACCGTCAATAACGCATCCAAGCAGCCATTTTGGAACGCGATTGACGTTTTCCGTATTTGCTGGATGGCACTTGTCAAAATGCTCCACCATTAGCATTCTTGGTTTTTGAAACGTAAGAATCTGCTCCATAATCACGCTGTCGATGCTGTCAACGTCAATCACGCAGAGCATTACGTTATCGCTCAAGTGGCAACTCGTGTTCAGGGCAAACGCTGCCCGAAGATTTGCTTTTGGAAACTTCTCGTGCAGTTTTGTAAGGGACTCTGAATCTTTTTCATACAGAACGCAATCAAGCCCGTAATTGTAGAACGGTTCAATTGTCAACGGCAGTCGCTCACCGTCTCCGGCTCCGATCTCAACGCACTGGCCCGGCTGGTTGATTGTGTTCGCCAACGCAACCAGAATGCCCTGCTCGCCAAACTGCCAGCCGCCTGACGTTTCGGTCAGCCATTCAAACTCAGGCCGATCGGCCACAAATCCTTCCGTCATACTGTCGCTCCAAGTATGTAATCTGCCAAATCTTCAACCCGCTCGCCCCATGATGCAGTCAATTCTCCAACGGCGTCAGGCAGCGCCTTTGCTGCAGTCTTGCTCATAACCTCAATCAAGGCATCCTGCGAAATTCTGCAATGCTCTGCGGCCGCGTACGGCGTTCCTCCAAGCTGTTCACACACATCGCCAAGAGTTTGCTGATACTTGGCGTAAAATCGCTCCACCGCCGCAACCGGCGACTTTGTTTTGACCGCTGCTGCGACTCGTTGCTGTTCTATCGCCAGCAAGGGACGCAATCGCGAGACGACAGCCATTCGCTGAATGGCCTCGGTCTCAGGATCGTCTTCCGGCTCTGGATCTTGCGGAACGTCAGGTGAATCATCCTCGATCGGCTGATCTACGGTAATTGCCGGATTTTTGTACTCGTCGCCACCGTCGTACGGATTCATCTCAAGTTTTTCGCGTGCCTCGTTTGGACTCATGACCGTTGCCGCGATCAGCTTGGTCAGGTATTCGGCTTGCTTCAGCGGGTCCATCCGCATCAGAGCGTTTGTGTTGAACTTGAAGTAGTGCGTTTCGCTGGTCAACTGGCGTTCTGTTAGCAATGATCGATTGCAAGCGGCCTCAATATGAACGAGCCACCGGTTTAAGCAGTTAGTCAGGTACGCCAAGTGCTTTTCTGCGAGACTGTTGTAAGACACGCTGGAGTCGTCGCCCAAAATCTCTTCCAAGCAGAACCACATAGCAGCCTCTTGACGCTGAAACAGTCGTTGCTCAATCCACTGCGAATCTTTGCCGCTCATGGACACCATATTGGCTTTAATGCCCTCTCGAAGCATGGCGGTTTTGCCGGTATTCTCTGCTCCGTCGTGAGCTTCGCGAAACATCGACAAAAACTTCTTCGCTTCTTCCTCGTTGCGAAACATTCCGCCAGGAGCCTCAAGAATGAGAGAGCCGCTAAATCCTTTCTTGGCCAGATTTCTGACCTGATCTTCTGCAGACAGTCCAGCGTCAAGACTGTTGCTCATTACTGCAGAAGCATTCAGCCCGGCGATCCCGTTGAAACTCAGCCCATGCACGAAAAACACGTCTTCATCCGGAAACCACACCGTCTGACTGTCGGATGTGACGCCAAGTTTTTTGGCTAATGGCTCATGCTGGCACAAAACAGTTCCGTGCCATCGCTTGCCCTCGTACCATTCCGAGCTGGACCTGTCCGGCATCAGTGGCCAAAGAGCGACAGGCCGCCCGCCTTCACGTTCTACGACGCATCGCCAGTTCCCATACAGCAGCAGGCTTGGAGCACCAAACATTTTCCACTCCGGAGCCGTCTGGTAATCGTTTGGCCGAGTGTGAACAAT